TGGCCACCGCCGACTATGTGGACGAGTTCGACGACTCGGAGATCAGCAACCCGGGCACCGTGCTGCCCAGCGAGACATGGGACCTGCCGCCGGCTGGCCTGAAGGGCATCATCGCCCTGCCGAACGGCTCGATGTGCGGCTTCTTCGCCAACCAGCTGTGCTTCAGCGAGCCAGGCCGGCCGCATGCGTGGCCGACCGGCTACCGGCAGACCGCGGAAACCGAGATCGTTGGCATCGCCGCGATCGACAACACCGTGGTGGTCGGGCAGGCCGGGCCGTTGCAGGTGTCCACCGGCAACACCCCCGGCTCCTACAGCATGAGCAAACCCGGCGAGAACCAGTCCTGCGTCAGCAAGCGCAGCATGCGCTACGTCGACGGCTACGGCGTGGTGTACGCCAGCCCCGACGGCTTCCAGGTGTGCGCGGGCAGCGCCGGCAACGTGAAGAACGCCACCGCGGCCATCTTCACCAAGGAGCAATGGGAAGCGCTGACCCCCAGCAGCATCATCTCCCAGGTGTACGACGGCAACCTGTTCTGGTGGTTCACCGGCTCCGCGCCGGACGCCGGGTACATGCTCGACACGAAGCCGGGCGGCGCCGGGCTGGTGAGCCTGGCGCACCACGCGATCGCCGCGCACGTCGACGTGCTGACCGACAGCCTTTTCATGCTGCTGGACCAGAACAACGAGCCGGTCGAGGCCGTGCTGCCGGTGGCCAGCACCGCCGTGACGCCGACGACAACCACGATCTTCAAGTTCGACGCGCACGCCAGCGCCAAGATCCGCTACCTGTGGCGCGGCAAACTCAACCTGATGCCGCACGAGACTGGGATGAACTTCGCCAAGGTGGAGGCGGAAGACTACGTGAATCTGGCATTCCGCGTCTATGGCGACGGGGTGCTTCTGTACACCGTACAGGTGACATCGGCCGCGGCCTTCAGGGTTCCGAGGCCAACCTGCTACTCGAATTACGAGATCGCAATCGTCGGCACATCAAGGGTTCGAGCGGCACAGTTGGCCGTCAATGTGGAGGACCTGAATTGAGATCAAGCCGTGCATCCGGGGTGAAGCCTGCGGCGCCCGGAGAGGGACGCAGCGGCCGCGTCGAGAAGGCCGCCAAACGTGCCGAGGTGGGTGACCTTGCGATTGACCTTCACGGTGACGATCCATCGCTGACGCCGCTTGTTCCATACGACGCCAGTGAACCCGCTGGTGTTGTTCTTGTTGAGCCGCGTCCTGTTCTGGATGTTGTGGGCATGCGGTATGTCTCGAAGGTTCTTCCACCGATTGTTCGTGCCGCACCCGTCTTTGTGGTCAACATCAAAGGCCGGCCACTCTCCCGTCATGTAGAGCCACACGAGACGGCCGGCGGCGTGGAGCCTTCCATCAAGCCAGATCAGGAGATGGCCCTCGCTTTCACAACCAGGATGGGTTCCGATTTTGTGGCGCCCATGGCGACCGGTGGCGACGTGGCGCGTGAAAACGCCAGTCTCAGGATCGTAGTGGAGCAGTTCGCGCAGGCGCGCGGCGGTAAGATTGGCAGCAGCCATGGTGCGGTACCTCGCGTTGTGGTCAGAGGCCGGGCAGCGCTTCCAACGCTGGCCCGGCTTCGACATTATGCCGAAGGAGCGCACTGATGGCCACGCGCCGCCCGACGTTCAACACCGGCCGCCCGGCGATCCCGACCCCCAGGGCGCTGGACCTGCGCAACTTCCAGCAGTCCCTGGACAACATCCGCGAGCGCTTCGCCAACGCCGAGGCGCAGCTGGCCTTCCTGCAGAGCGTGGCCGACGCAAACGTGGCCACCGGCGACTTGACGCTGATGAAGCAGCAGCTCGCCGCACTGACGAACGCACTGAACGTGCTGGTGGCGCAGGTCGCTGCGTCAACTGACGAAACTGATGTCTCGAGCCTTTCGCTCACGATGGAGTCTAAAATGCGGCACATCGCCCGAGCGGCCGTGCGCGACCTTGAACCGCCGAACTCGGCCAACGCCATCCTGATGGCCCGCATGTTCAACCGGAGGTGAGCACGTGCAGACAGTCACCCCGATGGTCTTGAGCGGAAGCACGAACGGACTGCCGATCCCGGTGGCCGCGACTGCGACGCCGGGCACGCTGATCCACACCGCGGTGACGAACGTGACCGGAAACGAGGTGGACGAGGTATTCCTGACCGTCGCCAACGTCACCGGCACGGCCGCGCTCCTGACGCTGGAGTGGGGTGGCGTGAGCGACCCGGCCAACATGGCTACCAAGCAACTGAGCATCCCCCCAAACAGCCCGCAGGTCGAGATCATGGTCGGCCAGCGCATCAAGGCCGGGCTTGTCATTCGGGCATTCTGCCCAACCACAAACGCCCTGAACATCATGGGCAACGTCGACAGATACCAGTGAGGAAGCTATGGCAAATATCGTTTTCAACATCGCCAAGGGTCGCGTCGTCGAGTTCTACAACCGCGTCGAGAACAACGACCCGGCCAATGCCGCGCTCATCCTGGTGCCCATCGAGACCGCCGGCCTTGAGTCCGACGCCACGCTGATCGACGCCGACACGCTGGCCGCCGTGCTGGCCGGCACCACCAACGAGCAGACCACCATGGGTCGCAAGACCCTGACTGATGCCGACTTGGCAGCCTTGCCCGCTCCCGACGACACCAACGACCGCTACGAAGTGTCGCTGCCCACCACCACCTGGACTGCCGCTACCGGCAACGCCATCAGCAAGATCCTGGTGTGCTATGACAGCGACACCACGGGCGGCACCGATGCCAACATCGTTCCGCTGACGATGTTCGACTTCGCGCAGACGCCTTCCGGCGCCGACATCCAGATGACGACTGGCGCGTTCTTCCGCGCGAGCTAACCCATGCTGAATCTCAGCACCACCAGCGACATCGTTCGCATCATCACCGCGAGCGCGGCGTCGATCGAGTGCCACGCTTCGTGGGTGGACTTGAACGGCACCACCGTCACGCCGGGCCGCACCAACACGCCGAACATCACCACGGCCACCACCACCACCGTGGTGGCAGCTCCGGCAGCCAGCACGGTGCGCAACGTCAAAGGCCTGTACATCACCAACGTGAGCGCCAGCGCCTCCACGCGCGTCACGGTCGAGCACTTCGACGGCACCAACCCCGCCGAGCTGATGGGCTTCATCCTGCTGCCCGGTGAGAACATGACGTTCTCCGAGGTGGGCCGCTGGACGCACCGCGACGCGCAGGGCGCTGAGTACCCGCCCGCCGGGTTGGGCGCCTACACCGGCTTTCCGGTCGGGTTCATGAAGTCGGGCACCGCGAGCGATGCGGCCGGCTACTGGTACTGCACCAGCAAGGACGGTGGTTTTCCCGGGGCGTGGGCGCCCGGCACGCCTGGCCTGAATGGGCGTAACACCGACGGCACCACGGCGGCAGACAACGGCTGCATCCCCATCAAGAACCCGGCCACCGGCGCAAACTACCTCACCGAGTTGCAGATGGCCGCATCGGTGAACCACTCCAATCTGCTGTTCGATGTGCTGTGGGTCAACAGCGGGATCGTCATTACCACCACCACCGCGCAGGCCATCACCCAGCCGACCCTTCCGGCGCGCGACATCAACGGCACCACCAACGGCGAGGGCTGCATGATCGCGCTGCTCTGCACGGCGGCGGTGGGCCTGGCTGCAGTGGCCAGCAACGCGACGGTCAGCTACACCAACAGCGACGGCACGGCGGGCCGTACCGCCACGCTCTCGGCCATCGTCGGCTCGCAGGCCCCGGCCACCCCGGTGATCGGCACGCTGATCTGGTTCAACCTCGCGGCCGGCGACAAGGGTGTGCGGTCCATCCAGTCGATCACGCTCGGCACCTCGTGGGTCAGCGGCACCATCTCCCTGATGGTCACGCGAGACATTGCCACCATCGGCACCACGATCCCCAACGTCAGCGCGCAAAAGATCATCGGCACGCCCGGCATCCGCCTGTACAACGGCTCGTGCCTGCTGCATTGCGTGCTGTCCAGCGCCACCACTGCCACATTCTTCAGCGGCGAACTGACCATTCAGGAGAAGTAAGTGGCTGATCCGGTTGGCTGGTTTGACGCAGAGATTGCGCCGGCTGGTTGGTTCAGTGAAACAGCCCAGCCGGGAGGCTGGTTCGACCGCACGCTCATAGAGGTTTCTGCTGGTGTTTCAAGCGGCCCTGTCGGTGTCGCCTCCGAAACCAACATTGCACTGGCTAGAGGCGCCGCAAGGCCGGCAGGAACAGCGTCGGAGACGAGTACCGCGCTGGCCTTGTCTGGGCGGCAGGTTCGAGTTGTTGGGCGCGCTGACGAGACCGATACTGCGCTGGCGCTGCTGGCGTCGGCAGGCTCGCAGGTTGGCCAAGCGAATGAAGCAGACGTTGCGCTCGCGCTGGGATCGGCGCGGCCCGCCGGTCTGGCCCCTGAAGCGGACACAGCGCTGGCGTTGGCGCGCGTGCAGATCAGGGCAGCGGGGCTTGCCGCCGAGACGGGTACAGCCCTAGCCCTGGTAGCGCGGCAAATCAGGGCCGCGGGGCTTTCTGCCGAAACAGACACAGCCTTTGCGCTTGCCGGAGTCGCGCGCCGTGCGGTTGGAATGGCCGCCGAAACTGGCGCCAGTTTGGCGCTTGCCGGAATCCACGCTCGCGCAGTGGGCCGCGCAGATGATGTTGAAACTGCGCTGGCGTTGGCGTCGATCCAGGCACGGTCTACCGGGCTTGCGAACGAGACAGACGCAGCATTCGCGCTCGCCGCGGTGCTGCGCAGGCAGGCTGGGGTATCTTCGGAGTCTGACGCAGCGCTCGCCCTCTCATCGCCAAGTGGTGGAGGCCCCGTCGAGCCGCCGCCTCTGAACTGGCCCACCGTGGAGTCGTGGGCTCGCAAACCGCGCTGGGCGTACACCGGCACGCACTGGACAATCGAATGATCTGCGGCTTCCACCTCGAGAACTTCGACGCCGCCTGGCCACGCTACTACGTGCGCGCCGTGCGCTGGGTGGACGCCGACGCCATCCAGGAGGCCCGCGAGCGCCACAACAGCGGCGACGGGGTGTGCATGGTCGGAGAGGACGG